CGCTGCGCGGGGCCTGGGGCACGTTCCGCCTGGCCGATCCTGGCGGCGCGACGCCGCGTGGCACATGGGCCGGAACGCCTCTGGTCAAGGGCGCGGGCCAGACCGGCGAGACGCTGCTGGTCGATGGCTTCTCGGCGGGCGCGACGGTTAAGGCGGGCGACTACCTCCAGATCGGTGATCGGCTCTACAAGGTGCTTGTCGATGCGACCGAGAGCAGCGGCGAGATCACGCTCGATATCTGGCCGCGTCTGCGCGAGAGCCCGGCGGATAACGCCGTCGTGACGACGAGCGCCGCCAAGGGCTTGTTCCGCCTCGCGAGTAACACGCAGGGCTGGGCGCTACAGGGCAGCGGTCTGCGTTACACGCTCGCCTTCGGCGCGGTCGAGGCGATCTGATGTCCCGCGACCTCACCGCATCCGTCATCACGCAGCTACAGGCCGCGTCTGTCGAGGTCGGTATTTTGTTCGAGGGCGAGTTTGCCTCGGGCTGGGTCCGGCTCTGGAGCGGCATCGGGAACCTGTCGTGGGACAGCAAAACATGGAACGGTGTCGGCACGCTGCTCGGCATCTCGGCCATCGATGAGACGAACGAGATCCGTGCCTCGGGCCTGACGGTGACGCTCTCCGGCGTGCCATCTGATCTGCTCGCCGCCGCGCTTGGTGACGCGCGCTCGGGCAAGACCGGAAGGGTCTACCTCGCCTTCTTCTCAAGCGGCGCAGTCGTGGCGGACCCGGTGCTACAGTTTGAAGGTCGACTGGACGTCCCGGCCATCGAGGACGGCGAAGACACCGCCACCATCGCCATCAGCTACGAGAGCGAACTGATCGACTTGGAGCGCGCCCGCGAACGCCGCTACACGCCCGAGGATCAGGCGATAGATTACCCCGGCGACCTCGGTTTCGCGTATGTTGCGGCATTGCAGGACGCGCAAATCACATGGGGCCGCTGATGATAGCACGCCGCGAAGATTGGCCGTCGAGGCTCGCCGCCACGCTCGAGGATGCGCGCGACAAGCCGTTCCAGTGGGGCCAGCACGACTGCGGTCTCTTCGCTGGCGACTGCGTGCTGGCAATGACGGACGTTGATCCCGTCGCGCTCTATCGCGGTCAATACACCGACGAGGAAGGCGCGCGCGCCACGATGCTCGCGATGTCCGGCGGCGGGCTGCGCGCGGTGTGGACTAAGGCGTTGGGCCCGGCGATGAACAACACGCTGATGGCGAAGCGCGGCGATGTCGTGCTTGTCACGATTGACTACGGCGAGACCGAGGCCACCGGGATCGTCGCAGGAGCGCGTGTGGCGTGCCTGTCGCAGTCGGGGCTACTGATGATGCCCTCGCGCTGCATCGTCGCTGCCTGGAGCGTCTGATGGGCTTTATCGTCGCCCCTATCGTCGCACTCGTCACCGGGGCGTCGGTTGGCGCAGCACTAGTGACGGCAGCGGTCGGCCTTGTGGCCTCGATCACGCTATCGGCCATCGCCGGATCGATCTTCCGCCCCAAGCAGCCAAAGCTCTCCGATCCCTTCGCCGGCGCTCAACGCACGCAGACCGTGCGCGAGCCGATCACACCGTGGCGCGTGATCTACGGCCAGGTGCGGACCGGCGGCGCAATCACGTTTTTGCACACGACCGACAGCAACGCGAAGCTCCACCTCGTCATCACGCTCGCCGGTCATGAGTGCGAGGAGATCGGCGACATCTACTTCGACGACGAGATCGTGCCGCTGGACGGCGCGGGCGAAGCCACGGGCAAATACGCCGGGTATGTCCGCGTTCAGAAGAAGCTCGGCACCGACACGCAGACGGCGTTCGCCGACCTCATCACCGAGGCGTCCGACAAGTGGACCGCCGACCACCGGCAGCGTGGCCGCGCGTGCATCTATGTGCGGCTGACGCACAATTCCGATCTGTTTGCGAGCGGCATCCCGAACATCACGGCGGTGCTGAAGGGGAAGAAGGTCTACGACCCTCGCACATCCACGACCGCGTGGAGCGCGAACGCGGCGCTCTGCTTGGCCGACTACTTGACCGACCCGATACGCGGTCTCGGCGTGGACTACGCCACGCGCATCGATGAAGCCGACCTGATCGCCGCCGCGAATATCTGCGACGAAAACGTCACGCTCGCGGCGGGAGGAACCGAAGACCGCTACACGATGAACGGTACGTTCGACACCTCGCAGCGCCCGCGTGACATCATCGCCTCAATGACCGGCGCTATGGCGGGCCGCGCGTCGCTTGTCGGCGGCACATGGTCCATATTCGCTGGCGCGTACACCGCGCCGACGATCACGCTGACCGAAGCCGATCTGCGCGGGCCAATCCGCGTGTCGTCGCGCTTGAGCCGCCGCGATCTTGCCAACGGGGTCAAGGGAACCTTCGTCAGCCCCGACAACAAGTGGCAAGCCTCGGACTTTCCGCCGGTGACAAGCGCTACCTACGTCTCCGACGACGGCGGCGAGAAGCTATGGCGCGACATCGATCTCCCCTTCACGACCAGCGCGGCTACCGCGCAGCGTATCGCGCGCATCGAATTGCGAAAGGCGCGGCAGCAGATCAGCGTGCAGCTGGCGGCGAAGCTGACGGCGTATCGGCTGGTGCCGGGAGACGTCGTCGGCCTGACGAACACGCGCATGGGCTGGACGGCGAAGCCATTTGAGGTCACCGGCTTGCGCTTCGTCACCGATGGCGACGGCAGTCTCGGCGTCGATCTCGATCTGCGCGAGACTGCATCGACCATCTACGACTGGACGGCGGGCACCGACGAGGAAGAAGTCGATCCCGCGCCGGATACCGATCTGCCGAACCCCTTCAGTGTCAGCGCGCCGACGTCGCTGGTCCTGGCGAGCGGCGACGCCGAGATCCTCCAGCTGGCCGAGGGCTCGGTTATCTCGCGGATCAAAGCCACATGGACCGCGCCGTCCGACGCGCGCGTGGCGAACTACGAGCTTGCCTGGAAGAAGAGCGCCGAGGCCGACTGGGATAGCGTGCTGTCCTCGGCGTCGGTCACCGTCGGCTACGTCGCACCGGTCGAGGACGGCACGGCCTACGATGTGCGCGTCCGATCAATCTCGGGCCTCGGCGTGGTTTCGGGCTGGGTCGCCGTCACCGGCCACGTTGTCGAAGGCAAGAGCGCGCCGCCGCCGCGTCCCGACACGTTCCAGGTCGCGCGCATCGCGGATGGAACTCGGAGGTTCACATGGTCGCTCGCGAGCCTCCCGGCGGATGTGCGATCCGGCGGCGGTTACCGGATCAGATACAAGACCTCATCGACGACCGACTGGTCCTCGATGACGGCGCTGCATGAAGGGCTGCTCATCTCGTCGCCCTACGAGACGGCGGACTTGGCCTCGGGGACGTACTGGTTCGCGGTCAAGACGGTCGATTCGTCGGGCAACGAAAGCACCGACGCGCGCTTCATCGCGTCTGCGGTGCTCGGCGATCCGCCATTGCGCGATGTGCTGCTCCAGCGGATCGAACAGTCGCTTGTATGGCCCGGGACGAAGACGTCGTGCTTCCTCGACCGCGATAACGCGCTCCACGCGACGTCCTCGCAGAACTGGTCGAACCTCCCGAGCGCCTGGTCCTCGCTGCCCGCGACCTGGGACAACATCCTCAACAACAACAGCCCGATCCGATACGAGACGCCGGTCCTCGATCTCGGGGCGGATGTGAACTTCACGCCGCTGGTGACGGCGGTGGCGAATGGCACCGTCACCCTGGAAATGAAAACTGGCACGACCGCCGATGGCACCGTCACCGGATCCTGGGTGGCGCTGGCGCTGGTCGAAGGCAAACGCTACGTCCAGATCCGCGCCTCGGTGTCTGACACGACGCCGGTCCTGTCTGGCCTGACGACCATCATCTCGTCCAGCAGCTACACCGATACCTATGAAGATGTGAACACGGCGACCGAGACGTCGTCGTGGTTCTCTTCGGTCGCGGCGGGGCACTTCAAGATCGGTGCGAGGGGCCAGCTGGCGGCGATTTCAACCGCCCGTATCCTGGCGCTTCAGAACGTCGGCGCGGGCTGGTCGTGGGAGTTGATAAGCAAAACGCAGATCGTCAACTCTGAGCCAGCGGCTGAATTTAAAGTGTACAATTCTTCTGGTACACTTGCCAATGCAACGATCGATGTAGAGCTGCGAGGGCCACAGGCATGACGCTCCCGACGAACGCATCCAAGGCGAACCTGGACAGCGCGACGGACGACCCGAAACTGGCGCGTCCCGATCTCGCGGACCTGGTGGACAAGTTTAACGACTTGCTCACCCACCTCAATCTCAGCACGATCACCAGCGGGCCAGCCGCGATCCCGCTCTCGGTGGCGAACGGCGGCACCGGCGCGGCGACCGCCGCAGCGGCACGCACCAACCTCGGCGTCGAGGACGCGACCGAAACCGCCGCCGGTCGCATCGAGATCGCGACGCAGATCGAAAGCAACAACGGCACCGACGACACGCGCGCGCTGACGCCCGCGAAGCTGACGAACATCAGCCCGGCGTCGGTGACCTACTCGACCAGCGACCAGATCCTCATCCTCGACGCAAGCGACAGCAATAAGCTGAAGCGCGCGACGGTGACGACGGGCAAGCTGCTACAGCAGGTCATCTCGACATCCTCGGCCTACTCGACAGGGAACACGACGATCCCAATGGACGACACGATTCCGCAGAACACCGAGGGGACCGAGTTCATGACGGCGACGATCACGCCGGCCAACAGCAGCAATCTGCTGCTGATCGAGGCCAGTCTGACATTCGGGATCAACAACAACGGCATCACTGTCGTCGGTGCGTTGTTCCAGGACTCTACTGCAAATGCACTCGCGGCGGGCGCTGAGACGGCATCGACCGGACAGATCCATGTCACCGTGACGTTGCGCCACCGCATGACCGCAGGGACCACCAGTGCCACGACGTTCAAGATGCGGTGCGGACCCACCGGAAGTGCGACGCTATATTTCAACGGCGACCACGCGACAGCGGCGCGGATCTTCGGCGGCGTCTGTGCCTCCTCGCTCACCGTCACCGAGATCGCAGCATGAGCGATCACATCGACCCGCGCGATTTCGGACGCCTCGAAGCCGAGGTCGCCGCGCTCAACAAATCTGTCGAGGCGATGGCCGCAGACCTCAAGGCCGTGCGTTCTGCACTCGACGCAGCGGGCGGTGGCTGGCGGGTGCTGATCGCTGTCGGCGCGGCATCCGGCGCGGTGACGGCGCTCCTGGTCAAGCTCCTGCCATTCCTGCCGATGCGCTGATGCCGACGCCGCCGATCTCGCGGGCCGAGGCTCACCGCCGCATCGACGCCATCGAACAGGCGCTGCGCGAGGGCGGCACCGCGATGGGCGTTATGTCCAGGCCAGGGACTCGGTCCGCCGCGCGTATCGCGTGGGACCGGCTAGGGCTCAGGCAGAGCGTGGACAGGGCGTCGATCGAAAAGATTGAGGCCGCAGCAGGTCGGCAGATCGACTGGTCTTTGTCGCCCGACGACCGGATCGCCAGCGATGCGCCGCAGAAGCCGCGCTTTGATCCGCCGCAAATACCGGCAGACGATGTGCCGGTCGAGCAGCTGATCGAGCAACTGAGCGAGCGTTTCGAGCGCCGCGCGGAGAACGCAGAGGCGAAGCGGTGGATGCGCTTTGCTCTGCGCGACGATGGACCGTATCTGCTGGCGTTTGTCGGCGATCCGCATCTGGACGACAACGGATGCAACTGGCCGCTGCTGCGCCGCGATGTGGCGCTTATGAGCACGCCGCATGTGCATGGCGTGATGCTCGGCGATGTCACGAACAACTGGTCGGGCAAGCTCCAGCGTCTCTACGCGCATCAGGATGTGACGCGCGACCGGGCCTGGAAACTGGCCGAGTGGTATTTCCGCGCCGTGCCGTGGTTGATGTTGCTCAAGGGCAACCACGACATCTGGAGCCAATCCCACGGCCAGGGCGACCCGCTCGATTGGATGGCACGCGGCTCGGCGGCGCTGGAGGACTGGTCCGCGAAATTCGAGGTCGCGGCGGGCGAGCATGTCGTGCGGATCTGGGCGGCGCATGATTTCAAGGGCACCTCGATCTACAACCCGCTGCACGGGCAGATGCGCGCGCACCGTTTCTCGGCGGGCGAGGCCGACATCCTGGCGGCCGGGCACCAGCACCATTGGGAAATCTTCAGCGGTGAGGACGCCGACAAAAGCCACCGCCCGCATTGGCTGATCCGCGCGCGGGGATACAAATATCTCGACCCGCATGCTGATCGGCACCAATACGCCAGCCAGCAGCACGGCGCGGTGATCTCCGTCGTGGTCGATCCGTCGCGCACCGGACCTGCTGCGATCCAGTGCTATGCCGATCTCGCCGAGGCGGTCGAGATCCTGTCCTTCAAGCGCCAGCGTTGGGAGGCATCATGCCGCGACGGAAAGGCGAGTACGACGACCCAGACTGGGCCGAAGCGGCCGCGCACACGGGCGAAATGATGCAGGGCAGCATCCATGAGCTACGATCCGCCGATCCGCCAGGACGCCCCTACGAGCCAAAGCGCGGGCCGCTCGGCTTCTGCATCGACCCGGCGGCGTATCGCGCCGACGGTCGCCGTCGTCGCGTGGCTTCGCGTCGGAGAGCCGATCCCTGATGGATGGCGCGTCGCCGCGCAGCGTGCGACGCATCACCATCGACATGCGTTCCTAATCGAGAAGGTGCACGGTGACGATTGATCTGCGACACGGCGACTGCCTCGCCATCATGCGCGAGATGCCGGACGCGAGCGTTGACGCGGTCGTGACCGATCCACCCTATGGGCTGGCGTTCATGGGCAAGCGATGGGACTACGACGTGCCGAGCGTTGATATCTGGGCCGAGTGTCTGCGTATTCTGAAGCCCGGCGGGCATCTGCTGGCCTTTGCTGGCACGCGGACGCAACACCGCATGGCGGTACGGATTGAGGATGCGGGGTTTGAGATACGCGACATGATTGCGTGGGTGTACGGGTCTGGGTTCCCGAAATCGCTGGATGTATCAAAGGCAATTGACAAGGCGGCTGGGGTTGAGCGGGAGGTGGTGGGAGTTCACCGCAGACATGGTGGCGGATCCGCCGAATCGGGATCAATGTCAGGCCCGCTTGGCACCGCGTCAGAGCTACCGCTTACCGCCCCCGCAACCCCCGCCGCCAGCCAGTGGTCCGGCTGGGGCACCGCCCTCAAGCCCGCGCTGGAACCTATCACCGTCGCCCGCAAGCCTCTCGTCGGCACCGTGGCCGCGAATGTGCTGGAGCATGGCACGGGGGCGCTGAATGTGGATGGGTGCAGGGTGAAGGGCGCGCCGCCTAGTGTGCCGCAGCCTGTTTTCAATAGCCCCACCGGGCGCACTTACGGCATGAAAACCGGAGAAGGTCGGAACGGGGAAATGAGCCAAGCCGCAGGCCGCTGGCCCGCCAACCTGATCCACGACGGCAGCGAGGAGGTGGTGACGCTGTTTCCGATGACCGAGTCGGGAAGCCGTCGCGCTGGCAAGCACCGAGTCGCAGGCGGTCAGGGACGCTACGGAGAGTTTGCGGTCGGCGAGCTTCCCGAGATCGTCGGCGACAGCGGGAGCGCCGCCCGCTTCTTCTACTGCGCCAAGGCGAGCAAGGCGGATCGCGGCGACGACAACAACCACCCCACCGTCAAGCCTACCGACCTTATGCGCTACCTCTGCCGCCTTGTGACGCCGCCCGGCGGCACCGTCCTCGACCCGTTCGCGGGCAGCGGTTCGACCGGCAAGGCGGCGGCGCTGGAGGGCTTCCGTTTCATCGGCATTGAGCGCGAAGCCGAGTATGTCGAGATCGCGCGTGCTCGTATCGCCGCCGCCGTTGCGCGCGCCGGCCTCTTTGAAAGGACCGCTTCATGATCGCAGCCCTCCTCCCCGCTCTGGTCCCGATACTCGGCAAAGCCCTCGGCAATCTCATCCCCGACGCCACCGCCCGCGCCCAGGCCGAGGCCGAGATCGCGAAGCAGCTGCTCGCGTCCAGCGCCGAACTCGAGCGCGCGGCGGGCGAGATTGTGCTGGCCGAAGCACGCAGCGAGCATTTCCTGGCCGCGTGCTGGCGTCCGATCCTGATGTTGACGTTCGGCGGGCTGATCGTGGCGCGGTGGCTCGGCTACAGCGCGCCAGGCATCTCGGAGGCCGAGGTGTTGAAGCTCTGGGACATCGTGCAGCTTGGCCTCGGCGGCTATGTCATCGGACGCAGCGCCGAGAAGATCGCACCGCAGATCGTCGCGGCGCTGAAGAAATGAGCCTCACCGCTCGCGATCGAAAGCGTCTAGAGGGCGTTCACCCTGACCTCGTCCGCGTGGTCGAGCGCGCGTCGCTCGGCAAGGTGCGCTTCATCGTCACCGAGGGTCTTAGGACGATGGAACGCCAGGCGCAGCTAGCGCGCGAGGGCAGATCGCAGACCATGCGCTCGCGGCACCTCACCGGCCACGCGGTCGATCTCGCGGTGCTGGACGAGGCGAGCCAAGCGCGCTGGGATGCGCCGGCATACCGCACGCTCGCCGCCGAAATGAAGGCGGCGGCGGCGGTGGAGGGTGTGCCTGTCGACTGGGGCGGGGATTGGCGTTCGTTCTTCGACGGGCCGCATTTCCAGCTGCCGTGGGATCGCTACCCCGCCTAGCTGTATCCCGACTTGTCGCGCGCCTCGACCTCCATGGGATGCCGCCAGTATCCATACCGCGCCAGCCACCAGAGATACCGCGCCGTGAAGCCTAGCGCGCCGTACCGCTCGATCTGCGCCAGGTGGACCTCCTCATGCGCGACGAGCCCGTGGTCCGGTGGCCACGTCGCGTAATACGCGATGCGCCAGGGCATCGTGATCGCCTCGTAGCCGGTGGCGCGCAGCCACCAGCGGATGACGAGCGGGGCGGGGCGGTGGGTCATGGGGTGGCCGCATCGTGGATGACGTACTTTTCGAAAATCCAGACGTCATCAACCCAGATCCCGGCAAACTTTTTGTCGTGCTTCTGGGCCGTGATGTAGGCGGCGCATTGTTCTGCCAACTTTCGGTCAGCATAGACCCTGTAGACCCAATCTATGGTATCCAAGTCGATGGAGCATCCCTTGATAACCACGAGCCAGACGACGTTCTTGGTCATGGCTTGGCCTCCTCGTCTAAGACATACTCGTCTGAGATCCAGGCGTCATTAACCCAAATCCCGTCGAACTTCTTGTCGTGATTTTGGACCGCGATGTATTTGAGACATTGTTCTGCCAACTTTCTGTCAGCATAGACCCTGTAGACCGTCCTCCTGGTATGTCCTTCAATGAAGCATCCCTCGATGAACACCAACCAAACGACTTTCTTGGTCATGGCTTGACCTCCAGCGCGGCGCGGGCGCAGGACCCGTTGGTATTATGGCCGTTGTAGGCATCGTCTGCGTAATAGCGCAGCGCCGTCTCCAGCACCTCGATGCGGGCGCGCAGCCGCTCGATCTCAAGGTTGCGCTCCCAGAGCATGTCGTGCAGCCGCAACATGACGAGCCTGTACTGTTCGCTCATGGCTTGACCTCCAGCGCTGCGCGGGCTTTACGCTCGTCGATTTCGTCGATAGCCTTTTCCTCAGCCCGATCCCAACTGACCACCCCCTGACCCATGTATCTTCGGATCAGCTCCAGCACCTCGACGCGGGCGCGCAGCCGCTCGATCTCGGCGTGCGCCGCCGCTGCCTCGGCGCAATGCTGCGTCAGCCCCTGGTTTCGGGCGCAGCCACCGGCGCGCAAACGCTTGATCTCATTCCTGGCGTCGATCAG